CAGGCGGCCCTCGCCGGTGCTGCGCCGCGTGGCCTGCCCACCCCCGACGCCATGGCCGCCGCTGATGCACTGGCCCAGCGCTCGCAGCAGGCCAGCGCCGGCCGCGTGGCCGCAGCCGCCGCAGCGCCAGTAGAGCGTGGCTGGTCTGGCGTGATCGGCATGGATCCGGCGGCCGGGCGCGAGCGCCGCGAACTGGTGTCCGCGCTGACCACGCCCGTGGCTGGCGCGCGCGGCCTGACCGCCGCACAGCGAAACGGCATGCTCTCCCTGCTGGACCAGGAGGCACGCGGCGCCCAGGCGAAGGCCAACAACGCCACGGCGCTGCAGCAGACCGAGATACAGACCGGCACACAGCGCGATCTGGCCGCCATGCGCGAGGCTGGCGACAACGGGCGCGCCGTGCTGCGCGAGGCTGGCGAGGCGAACCGGGCAGGGGCGCGCAACTCCATCGACCAAGGGCGTCTGGGCTTGGAACAGCAGGTGCGTGGCTTTGACATTCGCGCTGGCCAGCGCCAGGAGCGGCTGCACCAGCGTTACGAGGCCGCGAAGACGCCCGAGGAACGCAGCGCGATTGCCCAGCAAATCCGCGACCTGTCGGGCAAGACCGAGCAGGCCAATCGCTTCACGGTGGTGTCAGGTGGCCAGGAGTGGGACGCCGCTGCCGGCGCCATGCGCAACGTGCCGGCCCGCGTGCTCAACAACCAAACCGGCCAGTTCGTTGGCCAGCAAGGCGGGGCGGGTCATGAGGCTTCCCCTTATCAAGATGGGCAGCGCCTTAAAGGAAAGGATGGCAGGGACTATATTGTGCGCAATGGCCGTCCGGAACCAATTTAGCCCCTAATTCGAGAAATGATGAGGCACCCATTTGCCTTGGGGATATTTTCGCCGGAAATGAGTTTTATTAAAGCCTGCGATCCGGGTTCAATAGGTCGTGCCAGTGGCAAGGTGAAGTGTAAATAGTCACTGATTGTTGCCATTTCGCACGAGCCTAAAGCATGTTTGATTTCAAGCACTCCAATTTTTTTATTCGATGAGTTGATTATGTGTATCCCAATCACATCACCTCTAATCCACCAAGTTTGCCAATCTTCAATTGCGGAAACTTCGCTTTCAGACCATTCTTTGAAATCCCCATCGGTCGCTTCCGGCCGTCTTGTGAACACAATAGAAAGTGCGCCTGCTTCGGCTGCTTGTTCAAGCACGGCAACTCTAGATCGATAGTCTTGTGGAAGTGGTGGTAGTTCCTTAAGGATGTCGTTGACCGATTTCTGTGAGTTGATAGGAGCCGAGGCGGGTTGCTGAGCACTCCCTGAGTTGTTCTGTTCGGCTATTCGCGTATTGGCGTCTGTGACTCTGTTGACCCACGGGCCAGCCAGCGACAGTGCGAGTAGCACCCAAGCCAGCATGAAAAATCGACCTGGCCAAGTCATCTTTGCGCGTTGCGTTAGGAACAGCCAATACAGTCCAAAGAATGCGCCAGCAACCACCAACGGGCCGACCCAAGTGCCTACCCAGAACTCCACTGCGTCGTTGCTGTACCAGATCAGTGGATTGGCCAGCGCCACAAGCGCCATACCGACGATGTGCCGAGCAAAAATGAGTGCTGACGGTGTTTGTTTCTCCGCTGCTTCCATGGGGTCCCTCCTGTGTCGGAATGTAGCAGACCTACAAGAGATCCGTCCGTTTCGTCAGAGGGCTTTCGCCTTGGCGCTCGGTTGAACCGTGGCAACGTCGGCAGCACGGATTCATCCGAGATACGCCACACAGCATAGGGTTCGACTGATGCGCGACTCGCGGAGAGAGTGGCGGGATGGAAAACCCAAAAACCGATACCGATTGGAGCAATTTCACCCCCGCTGATGCTGGAGGGAAGGCGGTTCCCACGGCTGGTAGAGCTACCAATTGGAATGATTTCAAGCCGCTTGAAGAACCACCAGCGCGCGGCCTCAAGGGGTGGGCGCGGGACATTGGTGCAGGGCTGGTGGACACAGCCATCGGTGTTCCCGAGGCGCTGGTGGGTTTGGCCGACATTCCAACGGGCGGCCGGGTTGGCAAGTTCCTGGAGAACGAGGGCGGGGCGGTAGGTCTGCGTTTTAAGGACGCGCGGGAAGTCACCAGCAAGCTGTACTCGGATGCGACCCAGGAGGCAGAGCGCATGTTCCAAGCTGCTGATGGCCTCGTAGACAAGGCCGCGACTGCGATCCAAAACCCCAGCGTAATCGCTAAATCCGTTGGCACATCGCTGGGTTCCATGGGGTTGGGCGGTGTGGCCGCCCGGGGCCTGTTGGCCGCCGCGCCGCGCATTGCGCCATGGGTGGCCGGCGCTGCCGGTGAGGGCGCCACGATGGCGGGCTCCCAGGCAGAGCAGATTCGCCAGGAAACCGAGGACGGCCTGTTGACGCCTAGCCAAGTTGCGGCGGCTGTCGGAACGGGCGTTTTGGGCGGCGCCTTCAGCGTTGCGGGCGGCAAGGTGGCCCAGCGCCTGGGCATCGGCGACGCCGACACCATGATGGCCCAGGGCCTCAAGGGTGTGGACGAACAGATCGCGGGCAAGGCCGCCCAGGCCGCCGCGAATCCCCTGGTGGCTGAGGCCGCCGTCAAGAGCATCCCGCGCAAGGTCATCGAGGGCGCTATCGCCGAGGGCTTCCTGGAGGAACTGCCCCAGTCCATGGCAGAGCAGATTTTCCAGAATGTTGCCCTGGGCAAGCCCTGGCACGAAGAACTCGATTCGGCCGCAGTCATGGGCGTGCTGTCCGGCGGCACCATGGGCGCTGGTGCTGCAGGTTTCAAGGGATTCCGCGATGCATCGTCCCGGGAAGGCGATGCAGCGGCGCCCGCGCCAGGCGATGCTGCGCCTGCTGTGTCCAGCGCAGCGCCTGCCTCCCCCAACGCGGGGCTGGAGCGCGTGAGCAACGAATTCGCCGCGCGCCTCAAGGCGCTGCAGGAGCAGGAGCAGGGCGAGCCCATGGTGCCGCAGGCCGCGCCACCTGATGGCGCCGCAGCGCTGGCGCGCCAGCAGGCCCAGGCACAGGCCGAGCGCGATGCGCAAATCGCAGCTGGCCGCGCTGCGGAGGGCCCGGACGACGAGATATTCCAATCCACAGGCGCAACGGTGCAGCGCCCCTCAGAGGCCATGGGCCTGCGCCCAGGCCCTGCAGCCGGCGCACTGGAGAACGCAGCCGCGCTGGCCGTGGATACCGGCGCCAGTGCCCAGGTGCAGCAGGCCACCATGCTGGCGCAGGCGGCCGAGGAGGCCAAGAAGGCAAAGCCCCAGCAGCAGCGCGAGCAGCAACGCACGCCCCAAGCGCCCGCAGTGGACCCCGACACAGGGGAAATCGCGGGCATGGGCATGTCTGGCTGGAGCGATGCGGACCTTTCCACGGCATACCGCTCTGCCCAGTCCCTGGAAGTGCGCCGCCAGATGGCCCAGGAACTGAGCCGCCGCCGTGCCAATCGTGAAGAGGCTGCATTGCAGGCCGAACTGCAGGCGGAGCAGTCGGCCCCCGACATGCCTGGTGAGCCCGACAGCGGCTTCGCCAGCGTTCAAGAGGATGCTGGCCCGGTGCCTGAGCGCATCGAGATCCAGGGCGCTGGCGAAACGTCCCCTGCAGCTCAACCAGTGGCGCCCGGTGCCAAGGCCGAGGGCGCCAACGTGGCGACAGTCGCCCAGCTCAACCGTAAGCAACTGGCTGACCTGAGCACGGACGAGCTGCATCAGCTTGCAGGCCTGTTGCCTGCCGAACACGGCCGCCAAAAGAAGATTCAGAAAGAGATTCAAACCCGCGCAGATGCGGCGCAGACAGCTATCAATGAAGGAGCGAAAACCAATGGCACGGAAACCCCTCAAGCCCAGCAAGGCAGCACGCAACCACCGCAAGCAGGAACAGCACCGGCAGGCGCAGTTGTCCAACAAGCAGCAGGCCCTGAATCAGCTCGCGCAGCACCTGCAACTGTTGCCCAAGGACTGACCAATGGCGCCGCCCCGACTCCGAACGCTGGAGCGCAAGCAGGCGCGCCGGTTGCAACGAAAGCTCAAGCGCAAGACAACGGCCTCGCTCAGCGCGCCCAACTGCTGGCCGCCAGCGAGCGCTGGACCAGCATGCCGGCGGCCGAGCGCCAGACTGTGGCCAAGGCCGCGAAGGGCCTGAACGCCGCGGCGCGGGCGGGTGCCCACACGCGGGCATGGGCTGACCTGGCACCCACGGTGCGCGAGAAGCTGGCCGCTGCCATGCCCGATGCTGCTGCAGCACCTGCAGCACCTGCAGCACCTGCAGCACCTGCCGTGACCTCGGCGCAGGCCCAGGCCGCTCCCTTACCGGCCGCTGCAGCGGTGAACGCCGCCGCTCAAGAGGCCGCCACCAGCCAGGCCAACGACCTGCCCGAGCCCACCGATGCCCAGAAGGAGGCGGGCAACTACCGCAAGGGCCACGTCCGCCTGAATGGCCTGGACATCAGCATAGAGAACCCGGCCGGCAGCCGCCGCCGTCCCGAATGGCCGCAACTGAAGCACCACTACGGCTACTTCAAGGGTTCTGTGGGCGCGGACAAGGACCATGTGGACGTGTTCATGACCGACCGCGCGAGCGACCCGGACCTGCCGGTGTTCGTGGTGGACCAGGTGAACCGCGATGGCTCGTTCGATGAGCACAAGGTGGTGCTGGGCGCGGCCGACGAGGCCGATGCGCGGAGCACCTACCTGGGGAACTATGAGAAGGGGTGGACTGGCCTCGGCGCGATCACGCAGATGACGCAAGAGGATTTCAAGGCCTGGGTGCGGGATCCAGCCAAGACCAAGAGGCCGGCTGCAAAGATCGATTCCGCGATCACGGTGCATGCCTCGGAAGAATTCCCCCTGCAGGAGGCAGCCGCCAGCTACTCTGGCATTTCGCACCAGGGCACCACCAGAGCGAAGAGCGACCGAGCGGCCTTCGAGACCTTCCTGACCGGCCAGCGCGACGATGGCTTGTCCGTGGCCAAGACCGAAGCCCAGCGGGCGGCCGTGGAAGCAGAAGTGCAGCAGTTGCGCAAAGAGTATTTGCAGCAGTACCGCATGCTGATGGGCGTGCGCTCCGGCACGTATAGCGGCTTCGTGGCAGGCCGCAGCGGCCTGAACTCCAAGCAGGCCGGCAAAAGGAACAGCAGCCTGGATCGGGCCATGGAGCGCTTTGCGTCCTGGGAGTCTGGGGCCAATGGCCGCGCACGCAGGGCAGCGTTGGCCGCCCGCACTCCCGCTGAAGTGCAGGCTGAACGGAAGGCGGCTGCCGCTGCGCGCCAGGAAAAGGACGCTGCACGGCTTGCGAAGGACTTGGCGCTGGTGGGCCGGGTTCTCGATTGGAAGAAGGGCGACCGTTCGGAATTTGCCAAAGGCACAACCTTGGTCGGCGTGAACAAGGACCGCGCGGGATACCCCAACAGCGTGCTGCTGGAGCCCACCGATGGCGCGCCCCTGGTGGACAACAAGTTCGACTTGGCCGGGCTGCTTCGCCGCAAAGGTGAAAGCGTGCCCGAATCGCGCCAGCGCGTGCGTGAGCTGGTGGACCAGGTGCGTGCCGAGCGTGGACTGAACGGCAGCGAGACTGCTGAAGTCACGCCCAAGCGGCCTCGCGGGGTCCTGGCAAAGAAAGCCGCAGCCGAAGAGGCCGCCCGCGCCAACTACTTCACCCCTGGCAACATCTTGAAGAGATACGGCGGCGGGTTCGATCGCGTCGTCTCCTACACGCCTATCAATGCCGATGGCGCCTGGAGCGTGAACGTTCGGGAGGTGGAGAAGACGGAATCGGGCTGGGACGATGTGCCAGGTGCGCGCGAGCGTACCCACGCCACACCGCCGGCCGCGAGCGAGTTGAAGGCAGGCCCGGTCGATCGCATCGCGGCAACGGAGCCCGAAGCGGCGCAGGTTGAAGCCGGCGACGCGGGCCAGGCCTCGGTGGCTGAGCACACGAGCTCGAAGACCCCCACAGTTGATTCGCATGTGGATCTGATGAACCGCGTGCGCAGTGGGGAGGCCTCCGCCGACGAGTACCGGCAATCGTTCGCGCGCACCGATGCCAGCCAGCAGGCGATGACCGCAGAGCTGAACACCTTGAAGAAGGACAATTTGCTGCGTTCTGGCGGCTACAACTTCGCACAGCGCTACCGCAACGACAAGAAGGATGTGATTGTTCAGGCCCTGGTGAATCGCATCCTGGACGAGTATTCGCTGGGCCGCCGCTATGGCTCATCCTCCTATGTAATGAGCACCAGCGGCCTGGTTGCGCACCGTGAGGCCCAGGATGCCGCCCTGCGCGAACTGGTGGCCAACACCACCGACGAGGACCTGCAGCAGCATGCGCAGGAGGTGGCTGCCGCGCGCGCCGAGGCTGCGGGCCGCAAGGAGGCGCACGCCCAGACCCTGGCCAACCCCCAAACCCTGGCGGACTTCCGCGCCGTGATGCGTCACCACATTGCCAAAGGTGAAAGCCGCGAGGAAGCCTTCTTGCGCCTGACCCCGGAGCAGCGCGCCAACTTCGACGCGCTGGAGGCCGAAAGCACCCGGGAGACGCGGGAACAGGAGAAAGCCAAGCTGCGCACCAAAGTGGCCGCCGCCGGCCAGTTGACGACTGGCGAGGTGGTCGAGACGAAGCACACCAAGCATGGACACGACCTGTTTGTGGTGCAGCTCGCGGAGCGGGTCAGCCGCGAGGACTATGAAACCCTGAACGCCAGCGCCAAGCGCATGGGCGGCAGCTACAGCAGCTATCGCGGCAATGGCGCGGTCCCGGGTTTCCAGTTCCGTACCCGCGAGGCCGCCGATGCCTTTGGCAAGCTGGTGACTGGTGATTCCGCCGACGCCCAGGCCGTGGCCGAGGCGCGGCGCGATGCTTTCGATGACGACCGCAGCCAGTCGGCCGTGGAGCGCCTGCGGACCATGGCTCATGCTCTGCATGAACGCGCCGACGAGTCGCTGGGGCGTGAGCGCAAGGCCAACACCGACCGCCGCGCTCGCATGGCTGCCAGTGCTGACGCCTCCGCCCGTGCCGACAAGGCACTGGCGGGCACCATGGAGAACCTGGCCCAGGCCATCGAGGACGGCAAGGCGAAGTTCCTGGATGCCGTCCGCCAGAAACTGCAGGTGGAGTTCCTGGCCAGCGAGTTACGCAGCGCCAAAGACGCCCAAATACGTGCCAAGTACCGAACCTATGGGGAGCAGGAGCGGCACCGCGGCGAACCGATGGACGCTGAAACCGTGGATTTTTCCACCTTCCCCACATATACCGCCATGCGTTCGGACCTAGCCTCGCTGGGCCGGCAAATGCTGGAGGTGGATGGCGCCAAGAAGCTGGGCGCGCGCTTGATGAGCGTGGCCGACGACGTGAGCGAGGCCTACACGGACTGGGCCAAGCAGAACCTGCGGGATGTCTCCCACTTCGGCATGGATGGAGGCATGGCCGAGTTTGGCAGCCGTGAGGAGGCAGAGCGCGCCATCCGCCGCTCTGGCATCGCGGATCGTGCCATTGTTCTTCCCATCAAGCGCGGCCAGAACCGTGTGGTCCTTTCGCCCAGCGAGGCCATGAAGCGGGGGCTGTGGAACGGCGATGGCGACAAGCGCATTACGCTGAGCAGCGAATTCGGCGCGGAACTGGTTGAAGCCGTTGGGCGCCGCGCGGGCGGTGCTATCCGGATGCCTTGGGTTCTGGAAGCGGCCCATGCCAAGCGCAAGCGCCTGCACGGCATGGGGATTTTTACAGGCAGCGAGTACCGGGCTGCATTGCGCGAATTCGCTGGCATTCAGGAAGCCATCGCCACGCCGAACAAAATCAAGGAAATGGAACGCGCGATGGTCGGCCGCCGCGCCGATGGATTGGACTTCTTCCCGACCAGCGCCGAGGTGGTGGATAGCATGCTGTCCGCAGCGGACATACAGCCCGGCATGGCGGTGCTGGAGCCGTCGGCAGGCATGGGCCATATTGCCGATGCCATCCGGGAGCATGCTGGCGTCGAGCCCGACGTGGTGGAAATGTCGGGCGAGCGCCGCGAGCTGCTGGAAGCCAAGGGTTATACCCTAGTGGGCAGCGACTTCACTGCCATGAAGCCTCGCGCAGGCTTCACTTACGGCGATGTGTTTAGGGATTCGGATGGCACGCTGGGAGTGATGCGCGGTTCGCGCGGCATGGCCAGCGGCCGGGTGGGGTTCCAGCCGCTGGACGAAAACGGCCAGCCGGATGCGCACATCGCGCGCTGGGTGAACCGCGACGAATTGGTCGGCGTGGAACAGCGAGATAGCGACAGCGGGTACGACCGTATCGTGATGAACCCGCCTTTCTCCAAGGGCCGGGACATTCAGCATGTGCGCCACGCCTTCGACCTGTTGCGGCCAGGCGGGCGGCTGGTGGCAATCATGGGTGAGGGTGCATTTTTCCATTCCAACAAGCAGGCGGAAAGCTTCCGCGAGTGGTTGGAGACCTTGGGCGCCACGAGCGAGAAGCTGCCCGAAGGCTCCTTCATGGACTCGACGCTGCCGGTGAACACCGGGGTGTCGGCGCGCATGGTGGTGATCGACAAACCGGAAAACTTGCAAGAACCTCAACCTGAGGATGCTGCATTTCGCCGCTGGTTCGGTGACAGCAAAGCGGTGGATTCGCAGGGCCGGCCTCTGGTGCTGTACCACGGTACGGATGCTGACATCACGGCCTTCCAGCAGTCGGAAAATGGGGAATCCGGCGCCGGCATTTATGCCACTGATGACCCTGACCGTGCTTCGGTCTATGCCGGCGATGGCTACGGCCGTGGCGGGAACGTGATGCCCATCTACATGAGCATCCGCAACCCTGCCACCACCGCCGATGTGGAGGCCGCGCGCAGCACGCCTGCCATCGAGAAGTTGACCGATGTGGCAGAGCGTGGCGCGGCAGTGCAGCAGGCGCTTATGGCCCAGGGTTTTGATGGTGTCATTGGCGAGAATCCGACCGAGTATGTGGCGTTCCGGCCTGAGCAGGTCAAGAGTGCCATCGGCAACGATGGGAACTTCGATCCGACCAAGGCTGATATCCGCTTCCGCCGTGCTGAAGCTGAAGGCCAGGGCCTTACCGATGGACAGATGGCCGACTTGCTGCGCATCATGCGCCCCGCGCCGGCGGCGTTTTCCGACGCGGCGCGCGCCCAGGCTGTGGGCCAGGTGCGCGAGACGGTGGATGCAATCCGCAAGGGCTGGACCAACGGCCCCGAGGTTGTGGTGGCCTTCGACATGTCCGACCCGGCCGTGCCCGAGGCAGCGCGGCGTGCGGATTTGCGCCAGCGCAGTGGCGGCGCCACGGGCGCGCCGGAGGGCTTCTACTGGCGTGGCAAGGCATACCTGCTGGCCAGCAAGCTGAACACGCCTGCCGACGCGGCCCGCGTGCTGCACCACGAGGTGCTGGGCCACCACGGCCTGCGCGGCATGTTCGGGCCGGAACTGAACAAGATCCTCCAGCAGGTGGCCACCATGCGCCAGGCCGAGGTGGCGGCCAAGATCGCGGAATACGGCCTGCGCGGCGTCACGGACCTGAGCCGGCGCCACGCGGCCGAGGAAGTGCTGGCAGAGATGGCCGAGAAGACGCCTCAGCTGCATTTCGTCCGCCGCGCCGTGGCGGCCATCAGGAACTGGCTGCGCGCCAACGTCCCCGGGTTTGCAGGCCTGAAACTCTCTGACGCGGACATCATCCAGGCCTACATCCTGCCGGCGCGCGGTTTCGTGGAGCGCGGGCAGCGTGCCGCGACCGACCGCATCGAGCCTGTGTTCAGCCGCTCGGACGCGCCGGCCACCACGCCTGATGCGATCATCGGAAGCACGCTGGGCAGCGCATCGAAGCACCCGGACTACGCGGCAGCCAAGGCCGGGGACATCGAGGCAGCGGTGCGTGTGGCACAGAGCCTGGTGAGCCCCGAACTGGTGGCCCAGGTGAAAGCCGTCATCGGCAACACCCGCCCACGCATCGTCCCCGTGGTTGCCGAAGAAGCGGCCGGGCGCAACAAGATTCCATTGACCGCCGCCGAGGTGCTGGCCGGCCAGCTGGGCCTGGACGTGGCAACGAGCATCGTGCAGGCCAACCGCGCGCACCGCACCGGATTGGACGGACTGGATCGCATCTTCGCGCCTGTGGATTTCGCTGGTGCTGTCGTGCCTGGTCCCTATCTGCTGCTGGACGACACCCTGACGCAGGGCGGCACGTTCGCGGCGCTCGCCAGCCATATCCGCGACGGCGGTGGCGAGGTGGTGGGCGTGGTTGCATTGACCGGCAAGCAGTACAGTGCAAAAATCCAGCCCTCTCCCGAAACTCTGACCTCTCTCCGGCAAAAACATGGTGACCTCGAAGACCAATTCCGTGCCGCAACCGGCTACGGCTTCGACGCGCTCACAGAGTCGGAAGCCCGGTATCTCGCACGCTACGAACCGGCTGACCGACTCCGAGATCGAATCGCTGCAGAAGGACGCCGAGCAGGCGAGCGTGCAGATCAAGGCGATCTTGGCCAGGCAGACGCAGACGACGCACTGAGCTTCAGCCGCTCCCGGCTGTCGGCCGTCAAGGACAGCGCCCTCGATCAGATCACGCAGACTTTCAGCCACCCTGGCAAGGTGTCGCTGTGGGACAAGACCGTGGGCACCATGCGCAACCTGGGCGAGCGGGTGCCTCAGTTCAAGCCGGTGTTCGACGCCGCGCAGCGCTTCATCGATGACGTGTCCATGCTGGCCAACGACGCGGCCGACTTCGCGCCGCGCCTGATGCCCCGCGTGGAGACCCTGGCCGACCTCAAGAAAAAGCCCATCACGGCCGCAGACAACAAGGCTGTGGCGAAACCGCTTTTCGAGGGCACGCTGCTGTGGGCGCGCGACATCGACGGCCAGCCCCTGACCACCGAAGCGCTCAACGCCAAGTACGCCAAGGCGACGGCGGACGAGAAGGCGCAGATTCTGTTGCGCACCGGCAAGATCCAGGACCAGATGTTGAAGGTGTGGCGCGGCCAGCCGCTGGACCGTTTTGAAACCATCATCAACAACAAATTTGAGAGCACGATTCTCAAGCCTGGCGTAGTCTGGAGCGATTCGGAATTGAAATCCATATTCGGGCTGTCCGCTGACCAGGTGAGCCTGTATCGGGAGGCGCGGTCGGCCATCGACCGAAGCATCGACATGACAGCCCGCACCGACATGCTGCGCATGCTCGGCGAGGACTACGCGCCCATGCGGGATGCGGTGCTGGACCAGCAGAACCTGCAGGATGCCTTTGACCTGGTGGTGGAGACGTTGCAGGCTGACGCACGCGCCAACCCGGGCATGGCCGACCGGCTGCTGAGCATCAACAATTCCGTGGTCCAGCGCTTCGAGATGGCCAACGAGCTGACCAGCCATGGCTATGCGCCGTTGTCGCGTTTCGGCACGTACACCGTGGACGTGGTGGACCAGGCCGGCGAGCGCCAGTATTTCGGCATGTTCGAGAGCAAGCGCGAGGCCAACCAGATGGCTCTCAAGATGCGGGACGTGTTCAAGGGTGCGGCCGTGACGCAGGGCACCATGAGCGAGCAGGCATTCAAGCTGTTTCAGGGCATCACCCCGGAAAGCCTGGAGCAGTTCGGCTCCATGCTTGGGCTCAAGAGCGACGGCAACGAGGCGAAGGACAAGGCATTCCAGGCCTACCTGCAGTTGGCCAAGAACAACCACAGCGCGCTCAAGCGCCTGATTCACCGCAAGGGCATCGATGGCTACAGCGAAGACGTGGGCCGCGTGCTCGCCAGCTTCGTCTACTCGAATGCCCGTCTGGGCTCCGGTGGGCTGAACGCCGGCACGATGGAGAACGCCGTCGAGGCGATCCCCAGGGAAATGGGCGAGCTGCGCGATGTGGCCATGGGCCTGCGCAGCTACATCCAAGACCCGCAGGAAGAAGGGCAGGCGGTGCGCGGCCTGCTGTTCGCCCAGTACCTGGGAGGCTCGGTGGCTTCTGCCATGGTCAACATGACCCAGCCTTTCCAGATCACCATGCCTTGGCTGTCTCAGTTTGGCGGCATGCGCAAGGCCGCCAGCCAGATGGCGCGGGCCCTCAAGGACATGGGCACCAAGGGATTCAAGTACGAGCCCGACCTGGCCAAGGCCCTGCAGGATGCCGTGGACGATGGCACCGTGAGCCCGCAGGAAATCCACCAGTTGATGGCCCAGGCGCGCGGGACCGGATCGCTGCGCACGGGCGACGGTACCCGCCTGGGCGATGCCCGCGCCACGGCCGCCAACAACTGGGAGCGCGTGAAGGTGGCTTGGGGGCAGCCGTTCGCCCTGGCCGAGCAGTTCAACCGCCGCAGCACCTTCATCGCCGCGTACCGCACGGCGAAGGAGCAGGGCATGGCGAAGCCGGCCGAGTTCGCGCGCCAGGCTGTGCTCGAAACTCAGTTCCTCTATAGCAAGGCCAACAAGATGCGCTGGGCGCGCGGCGCGGTGGGCGGCACCCTTATGACGTTCAAGACCTATTCCGTCAGCTACCTGGAGTTGATGCACCGGATGTGGAACCAGGGCGAGCCGGGCAGCCCAGAGCGTGCGGCCGGCCGCCGCGCGGTGGGCTGGGCTTTGGCCATGCTGCTGCTGATGGCTGGCGCCGGGGGCCTGCCGTTCATGGAGGATGCCGAGGACCTGATCGACGGCGCCGGCCAGATGATGGGCTACAACGTCAGCGCCAAGCAGTGGCGCAAGGAGTTCCTGCAGAGCGTTGTCGGCAAGGAGCTGGCCGAGTTCATGGAGCAGGGTATGTCCGGGCTGCCCGGTGCACCTATCGACATCTCTGGCCGCCTGGGGCTGGGCAATCTCATCCCCGGTACCGGCCTATTCCTGACAAAGCAGAACCGCGAGCGCGACCTGCTGGAGATCGCGGGGCCTGCCGGCGACCTGGTTGCCCGTGGCTTCACGGGCGCCCGCAAGGCGCTGACCGGGGACGTGGGCGGCGCAGCGATGGAGTTTTCGCCCACGGCTGTGCGCAATCTGGTGAAGGGGGCGGACATGGCTGCGACTGGCATGTACCGCGACCAGAAGGGCTACAAAGTGCTGGACACCACGCTCGCGGAAGCTGTGTCCAAGGCCATCGGCTTCCAGCCGAAGTCGGTCTCTGAGGTGCAGGAGGCCAACAGCTTCATGCTGCGCAGCAAGTCCTTCTACACGCAGACCTCCTCTGAGATCAAAGCCCAATGGGCGCAGGCGCTTTTTGAGCAGGATGAGGCTGCCCTGCAGCGTGTTCGTGACCGGGTTGCGGCCTGGAACCGCGACAACCCGGAGCAGCCCATCGTGGTCAAGATCCCCGATGTGATGAAGCGCGTGCGCGAAATGGGCAAGCCGCGCACAGATCGGATTGCCGATACCGCCCCCAAGGCATTGCGGCAACAGATGCGCGAAATGGCCCAAGAGGCGGGCCGCTGACCCGGTATAGGGTTCGACGGTGAGAGGGAGCCCCGGAAAACTCCGGGACATGTTTCAAAAACCCCTCCCGCTGGCCACCGTCAGCATCCAAGTACGGAGCTGACATGGACCGCGAAACCATTGTGCGAACCGCCCTCGTCGAAGGTGCGAAGGCCGCCCCTCCCGTCACCGTGGTGGCCAACAGTGTGGCCAATGGCTGGACCATGACCCACACGGCCACCGCACTCACCATCATCTACGTGCTGCTGCAGGCCGTCTACCTGCTGTGGCGCTGGAGCAATGAGCGCGAGGACCGCCGCGCCAAAAAGGCGCGCGATCTCATCGACCAGGCCGAAGCCTGCAAGGTCCTGCCATGAGCCAGGTCCGCATGCCCGCTGCGTTGCTGCGCAAGGGCGCCATCCCCGCCGCCCTTCTGGCAGCCCTGACCAGCCCACTGGCATTCCAGACTCTGGAGCGCTGGGAGGGCAATGTGCTGCAGGTCTATGCTGACCATCTGGCTGGCGGCCTGCCCACCTACTGCGCGGGCCGCACGGACCCGAGCGCCGTGGTGGGCACCAAGCTGACCAGCGACCAGTGCCAGGCCATCAACAAGACCACGCTCCTCGAATATGGCTATGCCGTGCTGGGCTGCGTGAACTGGGACTACCTGACGGCGCGGCGCTTGATCGGCCTGACGGTGTTCGCCATCAACGTGGGCAAGGACGGGGCCTGCGGTTCGCAGGCGGTGCGCCAGATCAATGCGGGCAATCTGCGGGCTGGCTGCGACCTGATCGCGCGAACGCCGGATGGGCGGCCGAACTGGTCCTATGCGGGCGGTGTGTTTGTGCAGGGCCTGCAGAACCGGCGCCAAGCTGAGCGGGCGCTGTGCCTGGAGGCCCAGCCGTGAGCATCCGTGCTGCCACCCACCTGGCCGCCGCCGCCGTGGCCGCCGCGTTGGCATGGCAGTTCCAGGGCGCGCGCCTGGGCGCCGAGCTGGCCGAGGCCCGGCTGGAAACCACCATGGAGCGGCTGGCCACCAGCACCGCCCAGCGGGCAGCAGATGCCCGCGTGCGCCAGGCCGAGCAGGCCGTGGCCACCACCTACCAAGGAGCCCTGAACGATGCCCTCAAGAAGCAAACCGCGCTGCAGGCTGCTGCTGCTGGTGCTGGCCGCGAGCGTGACAGCCTGCGCAAGCAACTGTCCGCTGCCGAGCAGCGACTTGCCGACGCTTCCCCCGACGCCCTCATCGAGTACGCCAGCACCCTCAACGACCTATTCGGACAGTGCAGCAGCAGATACACGGAGCTGGCAGCAGCGGCTGACGGCCACGCAACTGATGCAGCTACCTGTCGCGCGGCCTGGCCCGTGATTCAAACACCGCGCCTGCCGGCCGCAGGCACCATCCCCAACCCCTGACATGGCATCCACCACCATCAAGTATTTCGCCCACGCTCACCTGCCTCCCAAGCTGCAGGCAGTGAGCAAGCCCGTGGGCCTGCTGGCCGAGCTGCTGGAAAAGCAGCTGCCCGATGGCCCCGAGAAAAGCGCCGGCATGCGCAAGCTGCTGGAGGCCAAGGACTGCTTTGTCCGCGTAGCTCTGGATATGCCCGAGCCGCTGGCCAGCACGCTGGCGCAGAAGAACGTGCTGGACCAGAAGATGGACTGCGACCAGGACATCAGCCGCCTGGACACGTTCATCCGCGAGAACGCCGCATTGCCCGCGCTGCCCGCCGACGAGCAGGCCCGCCTGCGCCGACAGCTGGACGTGATGCACGAGCTGTCCACGATCCTGGGCGAGCGCATCGCCAATTTCTGAGCCAGCCGGCCCGCACCGGCCGGCCGCCGGACATCGGAGATACCTGTGAAATTCGCTTTCAATACCACCCCCAAGATGATCGCCACAGCCGTCGCGGTGCTGGGCGCCGTGCTGGCACTGGCCGCCTACAAGGTGGGAGCGTCCCCCAGTGGTGCCGCATTGCCCGTCTTCGTGGGCGTCTGCGCTTTCCTGGTCCTGCTGTTCTGCGCCACGCAGATTAACCTGGCGTTCCAGGTGCCCAGCCAGCCGGCGCCGCCTGAACCCCGCGAGCGCTCCCACCGTCAGGAGCTTGAGCTGGCCATGGCGCACGGCATGGGGGCATTGGTAGCCAATCCCGCTTACCCGGGCAAGCCCGTGGGCAACAACATCCGCGATGCGCTGGACGCGATGCTGGCGCAGTCGGCCCCTTCGTCAGTGGCCGAGCTGCGCTGGGGGATGAATGCTTACCCTGGCCGCGCCGACCAACACAAATGCCTGGTACATAGCGTGGTGGAATGCCCCTGTCAAAAGGCCAGCGACGATCTGATGCGCAGCGCTGGCTTCGAGGGCGAGCAGGCCCCAACCAGCAGCGGCCCGCGCGTGACGCCGGCGGACGTGGAAGCCGAGATCGCTCGTGAGCACTATTTCACCGCCGAGCAGGGCGCCAAGCATCCTGACGCAGTCGCAGAGCCCTACGACTTCGGCGATGTCTGGAAGAGCAGCAACCTGGGCGCCTTGACCTTCTGCGTGCTGGTCCTGAAGAACGGCACCAAGGTCGTGGGGATCAACTATGGCGCCATCGATTCCGCGCAACACAGTGCGGAGCGCGGCCGTGAAGAAGCACGCGCTCAGGCCGTGGAGAAGATTTGGGAGCTGCTGGGCTTCCGGCTGCGCGACAAGCTGGCAAAGCAGGCCTGACAGGCCGTCATCCATGAAAAGTCAGGGAGATCGAAGATCCTGTCACAGTGCCAATGTCGGCTGGCGTGTAGCGCATACGCATGACACCACGCATAAAAAAGGAAAAGGCCGGCGATCAGCCGGCCTTTTCGTTAAATGCGCCTATTCAGACTGCACAGGACTGGGCGCGGAACCACCTACGTCCAGTGATACAGACCCAAAAACAGCAACAGTCAAGACCGCAGGAAGGAGTAGTTTGTAGGACCACTTTGACTTAATTTCAGCTTGCAACTGAACCTTGCCGTGGAGGTGAGCCTTAGCGTTCATGGTGACCTCCTTCTCCTTAATAGTCTTAGTGAAATGCTCGTTGGAATGATCAGGCGGATTCGAACCGCCAAACTCTGACAACTTCGAGTGCGTGGGTTGGTAGGCCTTGCAGTCTTGGGTGCTGAGAGTCTTTCCCACTCCTATGTAGTCTTTTCTAAGCGCTCAGTGATTGTAGCGCAAGCCATGGATCCGTAGAAAACGGATGCCTTGCAAAGCGCAAAGGCTTCAAAATGGTGCCGACGAGCGGATCGCTGTCATAGACCAGAAGGCCCAATACACGATTAGGCCGCCTGGGCCCAATCGAGGTCCTGGCAGAGCGCGGTGCAGATATCACGCGAGCGGCTGATGGTCACGCCGCTGACGCCGCGCTAATGAAGGACGCGTGGCCAATGGTGAAGCTGTGGTAGTAAAGCGTGTCGACCTGTCCTGATTGCTGACGACGTCGTTCGGTGGCAGCAGGACTGCATGTTTAGAGTTTAATTGATGACGTTTCTAACGAATAAGAATTTTCTACAAACACAGGGTAATTCTGAGTTATATTCTGGGAGACTACAATCAGAGGTTTAAATTTGAATATCGCGTCTCCTATAGAGTTCACTCACACTGTTGTGATTAAGTGGGACTGGCCAACTGAATTTGTTCAATTGCATCTTGGCAAAAAGAGGTACAGGAAGGGTGAGTTCATTGAGACGTGCGAGCGCTGGCCTGATCTTCCCTATGACTTGGTGTACGCGGCGCGCGTTGAAGAGCATAAGATCGCTGATAAACAGCACTACCTGCGATTGATTTATGAGAGAGAAAATAATGATGACGCTGGAGTAATTAACAAGGCGTGGGGATACTCGGAGTTGAAGATTGACCTTGAGGCGGGAACGGTCATTGCACAATGGATTAATGATGCTCCGTATGAGTATTACAGCGGGTTAGGTGAAGCGGCACTGGTTTCTGAAGCGCTACTCGCAGACATTGAATACGAGTGTATCCGAAGGATCAAACGCCAGCAAGCGAAGTTTAGAAATCAATTGTTGAAGCGCTATAAGAAATGCGTTCTTACTGGGGAATCTTGCCCGGAACTGCTAGATGCTGCTCATATTATTGATATGCAGGATGGTGGTGCTAATGGGATGATGAATGGTATCCTGTTGAGAACCGATCTTCATAGACTCTTCGATCGGCGTCTTTTGATTATTCGGGAGGACGGATCCGTAAATATATTGCCTCAAGCAAAGGTCTTAGGAGAATATCGAGATTATGTTGAGTCGCTAAATGTTAAGCCAGACGTTCTCAAGGGCATAAAATCCAAACTGCATATTCGAAATTCGAAAAAATTTAGTAAATAATTTTTATGTTGATAAAGTGGTTGAGTTACCCAATATACAAATTACTCAATTTGCATGCTTGACTTGCTCCGATAAGTCTTTCGGGATTCGGCTTCGCAAAGCGCCGCTGCGCCTTGGTCTTGACCAGCTTTGCACTGTCTCTCATGGCCTGCGCGAGCAATCCGCAGATGACTCCCGCCGACTTGCCAGCGCTCCCTTCGCCGCCGTCCTTGTGTACGCCACTGCCCTCGGGCTCGTATTTGAAGACTGTCGTGCAGTATGGAGCCATGGCTGCAAAGTCGGCAGGGCACGCAGCTGATGTCCAGACCTTACCGGACGCTTGGCCCCTGATTAACACCCCAAGCCTACCTGCCAGAGGCACTCCCTCAAAAGACTGATATACCCTCCACCAGCGCCAAGTATTTGGCGCGCGCGTACTTGCTGACCGATTTTTTGGATTAAGTAGTATTTAAATTTCGGTGCTTGGTATTTTGGGTAATTTAATTGTGATAGGTGTGCCTGGGTGTGAATTCATAGAAAATATACTATGCTCATCTATTTTGCTGCGGTTTAGTTTCTTTATGTAGTTTGCTTTTTTTTGTTAAATCTCTCTCAAATGCTATCTCCAACTTTTCTATGTGAAGCAAAAGATGCGAAAAAGACTCTAATAAATCTTTGCCTTCATTAAATAGCCGTAACTTTGATTCGTCTGCGGATTTTATTTCAACTAACTGCACGTTGGAATGCGCTGCTTGAGAATTCCTTTTTTTGTTTGTTATATCCATGTGGTCATTTGCGCATAATTCAAATTCTCTACAAAGACCATAAGGATGAGCAAGCGTTCCAATTAGCGAAATTTTATGCTGCTCCAGGTTGGCATCTTTTTTGCAGCTCTTGCAGTTTGAAGATAATAGTCCGCCAAGCGCCATGCGTTTATAAAATGATTCTGGTATGGCTGTGCAATATAACAGTTGCTTTATTGAAACTTCACATAATCTGGCGGCATACATTAACAATTCATTATATATTCGAATTCGCTCAATTTCAGCATCTAATTGATTGTGACTTGGTGAATCGCCTGTTGCGTAATCGTAGAAACCGTTGACACACCGTGCAAAAATTAAGCAAAGAGTTGTTCCGCTAGCCGAGTATGGGTTTGTGTATCCGTATCGCAGGCTCGCTTTCTCCTTGGTAACTACTGATAGTTCGCCAATCTGCATTAGCCAAGCACGCATTTCTTTTGCAATGCAAATGAAATTAATTCCGTCAATAATTTCATTGTCCCAACGAAACGCCTGTTTCCTATATTCCCACTCGTGGTGAGAACCATTCCATTTATTGTGCTCGTTTGCCGCTGGTGACGTCGAGGGAGAAGGAGGGGTGTACATCATGAGTCTATTCTGCCGTCAGTCCTCTGGACAGCGCTCCATAGCCCAACCGAGCGCTGCATCGGCGTCAGCGTGCGGCCCATCGAATGCGCGGATGCCGCGCTCATCGTCCCAGAGCGCCCCTGTCCAGCGCCTGGCTGCTGGAAAGGGCAGGTGGCCGTAGTCCACGACACAGGCGTACCAGCCTGGCGCCGTGGGCTGGCCACCCCACATGAGCGAGTCCATGTGGCTCAGCCAGCGGGCTGCTCCAGTTGCACGGCTCCACGACCACACCAGTGCCAGAAATGATTGCGGCCGTGCGAATAGCGCTGCAGTTCAAAAGTGATGCGCACTCGGCCTGCAAGCAGGGTGTCAATCTCACTGGTTATGTACTGCGGCTGCCCACGCTCGGGAGGGGGCAGCAGGCGCTGAGCTGCCGACATCTCTTCGCCGCGCACTTTTGCGATCACGCCGCGTTCGATCTGGTGTTGGTTTTGCATGGTGAGCTTCAGAAAGGGGCCGGCGACCGGTCCACGGAGACCGGGCCGCAGCCGCTGTACACACGGTCGTCTCCCGGGCCCCAGACGACGAACCAATCGTTGTGGATTTGCTCGATGCGATAGTCCTCAGGCAGCCCTGGAAGCACCTGCTGTGTTGGCCAATCCAGCCATTTCGGGTAGGTGAGCAGCGTCGGAAATTCTTCGTACTTGAGCATGACGAACTCCATCAGTAGTCGAACTCGCAGGACCACTCCTGCGCGTGCCATGCGCGGTCACAGTGCTCCAACCCGCTGAACTTCATCTTGCCCGCGCACGCGTAGATCAGCCGCGGCTCGAACAGTTGGTTCTTGCCGTCGTCTCCGAGGATGCGCAGCACGGGAACGGTCCGCTTCTCGCCAGGCACGGGTGCGTGCAGCAGGTCCAGCTCGCCCTTGACGTACTGCAGCGGGCCACGGTGGTAGCTGCGTGCGCCTGCCTCGCGGAGGATGGTGACTTTGACTTTCATGACTGTATAAATATACAGTAATACTATGCGTAAGTCAGCGTGCACTTCTACAAAGTGTTCCCCTCGTGCATCGATCGCTTCGCTTCGACGTAAGCTGCGTGAGCCTCTTCCGGGGTGTCGTACAGGCCGAGGTGATGCGTCTTGCCATGCACATGGAGAAAAGCTCGCCACCTGTTTTGGTGAGGGGAGACGCCGAGCAGTCCAGACTTGTTGCCCGCCTTGGCTGAGCGAAGGTTTTGAGTGTTGCGAAAGCGATCCGCCAAACGAAGGTTGGCGATCCTGTTGTCATCCCGGGCTCCATTGATGTGGTCGACTTGATCGGGCGGCCAAGCCCCATGAACGTAGAGCCATGCCAAGCGATGGGCGTAGTACAGCTTGAAGTTGATGCGGATTGCGATGTAGCCGCTTCGCATCTTTGCCCCCACCTGTGTCCCGGCCTGGTAGCGCCCCATGCGAACAAGGCGCTCAAATTGGCCAGTATCTGGGGCGTACTTCAGCAAAGATCGCAATTGGATGTCAGTGAGAGCTTCGCTTGTCATGGTCAGATGTCAGAGATGTAGAGAGTGAGTATGGGAAGGGCAGTAGTTTGGGTCATCACAAACGGAGGCCGCTATCTGTAATCGCTACAACACCCCACGAGAAACCGAGATCGAGCGCATGTGGCGCGTGGGATCGCAGAACCCACCACGCTGGTGGAAGCCGCACGTCACGCCGCTGGCCCTAGGGCCATACATCAAGCCAGGCGGCGAGATTGAGGTAGGGCAGTGGGGCATGATCCCGCGCAGCTCGAAGACGCGGCGGCCCATGACGGCCGATGGCAAGCCGATGAGCACGAACAACGCTCGGCGCGAGACGCTGGTCAAGTCTTGGACGTTCGCACCGGCTTGGCGCGCGGGCCAGCGCTGCCTGATTCCGGTGGAAAGCTGGGTGGAGCCATACTGGGGTCTCGGGTCGCGCAATGTGTGGTGGTCGTTCCGGCGGGCTGATGGCGAGCCTGCGGCCCTGGCAGGCCTGTATTCGGAGTGGGTAGATCCGGCGACTAGCGAGGTCGTGCCGAACTACACGATGATCACCCAGCCGGCCGACGGCCACCCGGTACTCTCGTTGATGCATCGGCCGGGAAAAGAAAAGCGTGCTGTTGTGATGCTGGAGCCCAGCGACTGGGATGCCTGGCTGCACGGCACGGCCGCGCAGGCGGGTGCACTGATCAAGCTGCCGCCGCTGGGCGTTCTGAGATCCGGCGCGGAGAAGCAGGAGGAAGAGGCTCTCCTGCCGGCCGAGCAGCTGCAGGCGCTGCGTGCGGAAATCTGAAGCGATCCGAAGTCTCACCAAAAAGACAACCCACGACGGGGCCTTTTGGGTGTCCAGTTCGGCGTAGGTTTTGGCGTAGGTTTCCGGGAATTCTCGCTGTTTCCAGAGGAGGCTTACGTTCTGCCATTGAACGACGCCCGCCTCTTCTGGTGGATCAGCATCTTACGCGATGCCGGCATTTGACCCAATGCGGAGCGCTCCGCATCTTCAACATCCTGTCCTTCATGCCGCACTGGCACAAGCCTCTGCTTGGTCGCCTGAACCTTGGCGCCGCTGGCACTTCGCTGTGCGCACCCGATGTATGCCCGCCTTGCATCTCTGCAAAGCGGGCCAAAGCCGCAAGCGGACCCCGAAAAAAAGAAGCCCGCCAGCGGTGCTGCGAGCTTGTGAATGCCTGCGACGTGCAGGCACGGGGAAGAAAAAGTCCGGTGCCCCTTTCAGGGCATGCCTATGAATTCCAGGAGGAGAACCATGAGTCAACCATAGGCCCGGCTGTTAACCGCATTTCAGCTCGTGACGGGGAACATCGGCCCTGCCAGCGTGGAGATGTACAGCGAGATGAGGGTCACGACGGACCAGAAAAATGTGAGAAAGATATGTCGCATCACAATCTCCTTCAAGTCATTGAACAAGTGCGCGAACCGCCCGAATGCAAGCCTTCGCAAAACGTCGGAAGGGGCTGCGAGGTCTGGTGCTGCGCAACTGAATGAGCTGGTAGCTGCCCCTTACCGGAAAGGCATCCAGGAGACTCCGGTGGTAGCGGGCATCAGGGTCCGGATTGAAAGACTCACTCGGTACGACTTGACTCATGCTTATCTCCATCAGCAGGGCATTGCGGGTCTCGGGACAGACGCTATTTCAACTGCTTGTGAGGCTTCCCTGTGCGAGCCAAGTCAGGGTGCTCATGTAGGTCGAGCATGCCCCGTATGTATGAGTTCTTTCGACACGGTGTCCGCTTGGAGCTGCGGCCGTTGAAGGGGCAACGAAAAGGGCCCGCAAGCGGCGAAGCTGCGGGCCCTGGAAGAAAAATGCCGATGCCGTGGTGGCGTGCCTGGGGAAGGGATTTGAGAGGGAGGGAGGAGAAAGCTCCCAGGCTCGGCGGAATCCGTTGCTGGCCAGTATGCAGACCTTTTCTGAAGGAAAGCTTTACGTCGTGTAAAGAAGTTGCAGGTCTGCTGTGTGATGCAGTTGGGTCGTGGCTTGACGGCGGCCGTGTTCGCGCCTGCTCCGCGCGTAGGATGTTCAGAACGCGGCCAAGATCCCCTCCAGTCGTCGCGGCGTCAGGCCGCTGATTGCCGCCATTCTATGCAGGACCTGGCTGCACCCTTCTTTAGGGTGTCCAGCGCGGGTCTCGTCATTTAAGGGGCGGCTGGTACGCCCTGGGAGGAACTACTTTCACACCCTGGAGTGATGCTGACCAGTGAGCCGCTGAGGTCACCACGAGCTGCCTACAATGGGCCTGGCCCTAGATATTTCCCAGAAGATCACGCACTGCCAGCCGCCCCACATATGAGCCGTCCAACTCCAGCACCGCACCTGCGAGACCCAAACTTGAACAATCCGCTGAGCTTCGAAGAGGCTTGGCATCAGGCCCATACGCAGCCCGAGCGGATCTACCATACCGCGAGAGGGTCAGCTTTTCGCGTGCGTGCCGCCTTGGCCGGCAGAGGGCCGCGCAAAGGCCAACGGGTTCTGCGGTTCATGCGCCCGTCTGGCGAGAGTAGCCGGGCATATCAAGAATGCTGGGGCTGCGTCTCCAACGTGAACCGCACCTATATCGACGTCTACACGCAGGCAATGCACCCGTAGTCGCAGGTCACCGCTCGTTCCTCAAGCCCGCCCCGCGCGGGCTTCGTCTTTTCAGGGCGCTGGTGCCACGAGCCAGCAACTGTGACAATGCCCCGCATGCACGAATGCGTCTTCACTCACAACGGCGTTGAGTTCAGCGCAGACTACGAGGCCTGTGGCGACGTGCTTCTGGTCTTCTTGCCGGACGACTCTGCCAGGGAATCGCCGTTGAGAGGTCGTGACCCGCACGCTGTAGCTCTGGATCACCTCATGTTCTACGTGGACACGCTGGGGACGAGGTAAAGCGCTGGGTCTCTGCCTATCCGTTGATCAGCAGCGTCAGCACACCCAGCACCACAGCCAGCCGAACGATGGCCAGCGCGGCCAAGCCAACGGTCACGGCTGGGCTGTTGTCGTCGTCTTCGTCCCGCTCCCTGTCTCGGCCTTCCATCGTTCCTCCGGTGCACGGCCATTGGGTGATCCTATGCACCAGCATGGGGCCGCCGCATTGGGATCATTCCTGTGGCGAGGGAGAGAGCGACACACGAAAAAGGCCCGTTGTACGGGCCTATTCGTCAGTAGTCGCCAGGCTTCGTCCCTGGCTTGCCTGTGTGCGGATTCACGTTCCCCTGCGTGGTCCAGTTATTGTTCTTTGTGTCGTCTCGATTGGTGGCGTGGTGGGGGGCGACATAGGTGCCATCTTTGCGGGTGTAGCCCTGAACAGAGTGGCTGCTTGACGAGCCACCGCTGTGCGAACCGGAGTAGCTGTGGGAACTGCTGCTTCCCCGGCTCGAAGACCCTCCGCTGTGGCCACCTCCGCCTTTGGCCTGCGCCAATGTGCATGCCGAAATTGCCGCTATCAGGATCACTGTTTTCTTCATTCTGACTTCCTTTAAACGTTCGGGTAGACGCACCGGTATGGGGCGTCTGTGACATTCTGCTACAGGTGTCGGATGAGAGCTGTTGGCCTTTTACGATGCGGGAATGGCCATGTCGACAGACGGTGTCAGCTGCTGCTGAGCGCCTGCGCTGAGCATCAGTTACACCAGCGCGATTCCAGAGAGTTCGAGTGCTTTGGTCGTGGGGTAGCTCTATGTGCCCTCTGAGCGCTACTGGGGCGGTGGTTGCCGACATGTGCGATCGCCAGCGCTCCAGAGGGGGTTCGGACAACCCCTAACTCGGCGCTTGATTTTGGGGCGTGCCTGTGGGGTACAACAGGTTCAGCGCATTTTTTCGCACAGTTTTACCCGGGGTGTCGCCATGCCAGATTCCATCCAAAGTCCATGCCCCTTGTGCAATCTTCCCTGCATCGCCTATCTCGAAGACTATGGAAAGTGGATGCACTTTTCCTGTCGCTGTTGTCACGAACTGAAGGTGAGCAAGATGGTGATCAGCAAACTGCGTGCCGAATCTGTCGATGTGCGCGAGCAGCTGTCGCAGCGTGCGCGGGCCCTAAGGGATGGCGAATACCTTCACATCGCTGCGACGGATCAGGGCTCGTTACAGCCCAGAGGGCAATCTGCCTGGACAGCTGAGGTGCGGACGCGGCCGGTTTGAGCATTGCCCAAGAAAAAGGCTGCATGGGCGGGCCTGGCTGCCTGTGCGGCAGATGAGCGGGCTGAGCACTCGAAGAAGGAGGGCTCGATTTCTGAACTGCCTATGCGGCAGCGCACTCTCTGATCATCACCATCATCTCCATCGCCCTTTTCTGAGCAGCCTCATTGGCGGTGCCCAAAGCGTACCACTCCACGCCGGACGGGCACCCGCCTACGCCAGCGTGGCAGCGATCAACGCTGCTTACAGCCGAAACTGATATGTGCGGTACTCCAGACTCCGGTCACCAGCGATGTGCGTAAAGTCAAAACTGATCATCGCCAGCGTCAGGCATTCTGCGAGCGCAGAGCACTGCACAGCCAAGGACTCAGCAGGAATGTCGTATCCATCGCCGTGAATCTCAAATGGCACCTTGGGGTCGATATTGCCCACATATCCAATCTCGAATTGTTCAAAGCGCAGTGCCCATTGACCGACTTCCACGGCGAATCCGGCAGACGTGAGGACCTCTGCCAAGGCCTCCTTGGAACCAAAAAAGTAGACAGTTCCCGCTGCATAGGATTCTTGATCGATCATTGCTTGTCTGGTTTCTGAAATACCTGCTTGGCAGTGCGCAGAGCCTACCATCTGCGACCCCGCCCTGGGTTTGCGCGATCCCGCACCGGTGCTGAGTCGGGGTAAAAAAATGCGCACATCCGGTAAGCACCATGCACGGCTCAGCTATAGTTCGGCCGGTCCCGCTTTCTCACCTGGATACCAATGCGCAGTCGCTTTTCGTTGCTTGCAGTTGTTTGCACGGTTCTGTTCTGCGGCGGAGCGGCGGCGGCGCCGCAATGTAGTAGCCCTGAAAAGATCGACGCGACCGCGAACCAAGCGCTAGATCGCTTGCAGAGCCTAGTGAACGCTCAGGAAGAACAGGGTGAGCGCCTAAAGAGCATCGCCATGGAGAAGGCACGGGAGAACAACTGGGATGCGGCCAAAATCCGTGAAGAGGTGCAGCGGTACCTCTCCTCTCCAGAGTATCTGGCAATGGAGAAGGAAAGGGTGCCTCACCTGCAGCAGATTAGTGAAATTAAGGCGCTCCTCAGAACTGGACTGCAGCCGGGCAAGCAGTCTCAGGTTGAACAGCAATTCTGCATGGACAGCGAACGGCTGATGGAGGCGATCGAAGCGAGTTTTGCGATCAATACGCGCGAAGTCGCTCTCGGCGCGAAGTTCTTTTCGGTTGAGAAGTAGCCACGCCTACGTCGCCGAGCTCCGGGACAAAGTGGCGCGACGTGTACCTATGAGATAGCCCCCCCGATTCCCCGGCGCCGGCCTATCGCTTATCTTTGAAGATAGGAACAGGACTGTGCATATGACTAGGCATATGGAGTCAATCGAGGTAGTCGTGAAGGGGCCCCCCCCCCCGCGCGGGGCCCCCCCCCCGGGGGCGGGGCGGGGGGGGGCCCCCCCCCAAACGGGGAATAGCGGGGGAATTTTAGGGGGGCGGGGAGGCGGTTTGGGGGGGTGGGGTTTCAGTGG